GGAACGAATTTAACTAATTTAATAGTAGCAAGAGGTTAATATGGCAATTTACAATACAAAGGTTTAATTATGAGTTTTTCAGAATCAGCAGGAGTTATTACACAAACAGGAACAGATACTAATTATAGTGGTATGATTGGACTGACTGGCGTTACTAAAAACGGCAATCAATATACGTTAGATAATACACGACTGTTAGTTACAGGTACATTGGACGTAGACAGGACAACCGATAGATTGAGGTTTATTAATTATGCGGATTTGCCTGGAAGGAAGTATGTTTTTAAAATAACAGGTAATTTTGATAACTCAACTGTTAGAACGTATCAAAATACAACTATTTACGACCCTTTACCGTCAATTAGTTTTGAATTTGAAAAAATCAATGGGGGTAACAATGGTCTGTTTGATGGTTACATTCAAACCACATCAACTTCTAATGTAACCATTCAAGGCATGGTCAATGTAAATGACGGAGCAACTACAGGGTCACAGTTTAATTTAGCTCATAATTTTGAAGGAAATGTAACCCTAGATAACGCAATATTTTTAAATAGCACAATAGGCACTTTAAAACTTATATTTACTGCACAAACAGCTTCTACTATAACAATTAACAATTGCGAGTTTTATGGTCACGGATACAGGACAGCAGCAAACAGTTTAACGGTAAATGGGTTAAATACATTTGGACACCCTGAAACTATCAATGTAAATACTACTAATTTTGTAAGCGATTTAACCTTGGAAGGAATGGAGGGCTTTGGGGTAAGTACAATTTTTAGAAGTGCTGGAGTATCAGCTAACCTAAAATTTGTAAGATATATTAATCCCTTCTCGTCTATACCTGCACCGATACCATTAATTAATGTATCTTTATCTAGTGCAGCAGGCAGCCAGACGATTGTTCAGAATAGAATGATTTTTACAGTTCAAGATGCAAGCGGAGTAGTGGCTAACGCAAAGATTCAAGCAATTGACACAGACAACGGAAATAGACCAACTACAAATTACGGAGCCTCCCAAGCTTATGAAACAGCCACATCAGGTGATTTAACATATTCAGAGATTACAGATATAAACGGTAATGCAACTTTTTTAGTCACAAGTGCCGTATGGTATTTAGGCACAAGCTCTACTGATAAAAATATAGATAATCGTGGAGTGGCTAACACGTATGATTTAAATTACAAACTTTCTAGTTTTTTACATTTACCAACAGAGCAAACACCCAATCATTACGCGTCAGGTGACAAAAAGCCAGTATTTTTATTATCATTAGATGCTTCTATTACAGAGACAAACGAAACAACTATTGCTTCTTATAGTGTAATTGATAATGCTAACAAATTTTACGACAGGGCTAAAAAGTTTTGGTACGATAATTTTGATAGGCAGAATTTATATGTAACTAAATCAGGTAATCAAATAGATGCAGGCAGTTACAACGTAATAATAGACGCAACGGCATCTAGTGTTTTTAATGTGTCTGGCAACACCATTACAATAAAAGCAAATACCTTTACAGGCGATATGACTACAACAGGCGTTATTACACTACTGAATGGAGCAATCTTTAACGGCACACGAACAGATGCAAATGGTACGGTTTTGCCTTTAAGAAACATATCTGTTACAGGGTCAGTTGCTGGTTCTACAATTAGAATATACAACGAAACTACTTCTTCTCAAGTTTTTAATCAAGTTGTAGCTGGCACAAGTTATACAGCGCAATACGCTGAGGGAGTAGGCTATTCTATTGGTGACGTATTAGAATTAAAAGTTGCTAAAATAAATATGTTGGAATTTTCTACCTCTGTAGTTGTTACTCCTACAGGTTGGACTGCTTTAGTATCACAAGAGACTAATGCGATTTATAATGAGCATGGAGTAGATGGGTCAACTGTAACAGGTATCTCTTGGGATAGCGGAAATATGGAATTTGACTTTAATGACGCAGATAACAATATTGAAGGTGCAGATATTGGAGCGTGGTACTATTATTTTATTACTACACAAGTAGGTATTTCAGAGGCGTTCGGTGCGCTAGTATGGTCTCAGGTTAATAAAATAACAAACGCAACCAATAAAGTAGATATAACTTTTGACAATATTAAAAGTTCTCCTTTGCAAATTAACAACTGCTGGATAAATAGAGATGATGGTGTTTCTATAATTGCAACTACAAGTAATTCAATACAAATTAACCCGCCTGCTGTATTTAACACAAGTATTGCTGATGTTGCATTGATAAAAGCTAAAACAGACTTACTTAATTTTACGGGTACAGATATTAAAGCAACCTTAGACGGTGAAGAAGTTGTTACAGATACAGCGAGTAGAGATGCAAGTAAAGCTGATGTAAGCGGTTTAAGTACATTTGACCCAAGTACGCAAGATGTAAACACTAATAATTTAAGTAGGGAAGCAAGCAAAGCAGACACTACAGACTTAGCGACTAAAGATAATCAAGAAATAATAAATAACGGTGTAAAAAAATCTAGTTTAATAATACCACATAATGAGGACACTCAATAATATAGATAAAATTTATACAATATTGTCGTTTAATAAATTTTACTTATCTTTACAAATGTGATTACACCTATATAAAATTAAATATGGATTTTAAACAAATATCATTAGATTTGAAAGACCTAGACGATTCTCAGGGAATTGTTACTGCTTACGCTAACGCTTACGATTTTAAAGATAGCGATGGTGATATTTCGGCAAGAGGTAGTTTTAATAAAACAGTATCAGAGAACTTTAAGAGGATTAGAGTTTTAAAGGATCACAACCCTAGAGAAATGGTCGGTGTGCCTTTGAATATAGACCCTAATGACTCTTATGGATTGCTTACAACTACCAAGTTCAATATGAATAAGCCTTTAGGGAAGGATATGTTCACAGATGTTAAACTAATGCATGAATCTGGCTTAAACGCTGAGTTAAGTATTGGTTATCAAGTATTAGGTAGAGATAGTAAAAACAAATCAATAATTAACGAGTATAAGTTAATGGAATACTCTTTTTTATCTAGTTGGGGTGCTAATGAATTAAGCACTGTACAAGGTATTAAGGGGATTAAATCTCATTACGGAATAATGGAGTTGATAGAGAAATCTTATAACTTAGATTATTCAGACGATAGATTAAGACAAATAGAATCAATGCTAAAAGCACTTTCAGACAAAGAGCCGTCAGACACTGACACTTCTAATGATGAGCCGCTAACAGAAGAGCAAAAGAATATAAATATTATTAACGAATTTAGAAAAACACTAAGAAAATGAGTTTAGATGCAGAATTAAAACAAATGAGTTCTGATTTAGAAGGTAAATCAAAAGAACAAATAAAAGAGGCTCTAGTAGAGTTCGGAGCAAAGAACCAAGAGGCTATCCAAAAGTCTATTAACGATGCTGCTCAGGCATTTGAGGCTAAATTAAAATTAAGTCAAGACCATATCGACGCTTTAGATATTAAATTACAAGCTAAGACAAAAGGAGAAACTGTTAAGACTACAGCGATGGAGCTTAAAGAACACTCTGTAGAGCTTAAAGCAATGTCTACTAAGAATAGCAATAAAGAGATTTCTGTAAAAGCTGATACAGTTAGGTCTACTATTAATGGAAATCAACAAGCTAGAGAGCTTGATTCTATTGGTCAATTGGCTACTAGAAAACTTACAATGTATGACGCTTTTGTAAAGATTCCTGTTTCTGAGTCTAACAACAACGGGGTTATTAGATATTACGATTGGGATGAATCTACTATCAATAGAGCTGCTGCTATGGTTGCAGAAGGTGGTTCTTTTCCAGAGTCTACTGCTGCATGGGTAACAGAAACTATTTCATTAAAGAAAATTGGAGATACATTACCTGTGTCTGAAGAGTTTTTTGAAGATGAGGCTATGTTTGCTGCTGAGTTAGGGCAATTCCTTAACACAAACGTTAACTTAATCGTAGATGATCAAATTGCAAACGGTCCAGGAACAGGGAACAACCTAAAAGGGTTAATGAACTCTATCCCTACATATACGGCTTCTGCTAGTGGTATTCAAGACGCATCTATTTACGATTTATTCCCAAAAGTAAAAGAAGCTATAACAACTACAGGAGGTTCTAAGTATATGCCTAATATAGCTTTTATGAATATCGCAGACATCAACAAATATAAGTTGAAGAAAGATGCTAATAACAACTATGTAATGCCTCCATTTGTATCAAGAGACGGAGAGGTTATTGATGGTGTAACTGTTATTGAATCTAATGTTATCACTGCTGATACAATGGCTTTAGGAGATAATAGATTTGGACGTATTTACGAAAAGCCAGGAGTAGTATTATCACAAGGTGAGATTAACGCACAGTTTACATCTGACATGACTACATTGAAAGCTAGACGTAGATTGTTATTCTTAATCAGAGGTGCTGACGCTCCAGGATGGAGAAAAGTTGACGGTATTGCTGCTGCATTAATAACTTTAGCGAGCTAATATGATAGAGATAGAATTTACTAAATCTTTTGCTAACAAGGAAAAAGGTGATAAGATATTTATAGACTCGATGATAGCATCTACGTTAATAAACAAACACAAAGTAGCTAAGAGAGTTAAGAAAAGTAAAAAAGACTCTAAATAATAATAACTAGCCTGTCTTTAATTAGGCAGGCTTTTTTAATATAAATAGATGGCATATACGGATATAATATCACTAAACGACGCTAAAACCTATTTAAGGGTAGACGATACTTTAACAGAGGACGACCAATTTATAACTAGAACTATAAACGCTTCATTTAGTTGGATCGAGAAGAGAACAAATCAAATAGTTTCAGCAAGAGAAAAAGAATATGTTTTAATTAATGGCTACACTAGAATATATGACAGCCCAATTAACACAGACTTATCTACTTTAACTGATTACGAATTTACAAATAAGGGTTTGTATTATACGGTATGCGCCAACAGTTTAGACGTGGAAAATGAATTTACTTTAAATATTGGGGAGAGTTTCGCTGATAATGTAGATTTTGAACTTATCAACGTGGCTTATGAAATAATTGAGTACTATTATAACCAAGCTAAAAAGAAACAAGAGGTTAAAGGCATGACTGTTTCTGATTACCTTAGTGAAATGTCAAAAGAGTATATAAACATTAATAGACGCTTTATAATATGAGAGCTAGACAACTTAACAGAAAAATAGAGATATGGCAAGCTAGAAGGGTTAAAGATGGTTCTGGTGGGTCTACAACCTACAATGAACTAATAACTTCGTCTTGGGCAGCCGTTAGAACACACAAAGACACCCGTAGAGATACTGAGGTAGGTGTTAGTGATTATTCTGAAAAGTTGGATATTACGATGCGTTATAGAAACGATATACAATATAATTCTGTTAATCAGTTCTTAATGTATAGAGGGGTAAAATATACTTTTACTATGAGTCCAATGAATATGGATTTTAACGAGTCTTTTATTGTGCTAACAGCATCAAGAGAAAAAACTAAATCGGTTGAGGTATTAGAGCCTATAAATCCAGACGCTAACACTATATTTATTAATTACAAAAATAGAGTTATAGGGGATGGCGGTACGTTTGAGGCTGATGATTGCGTGTTAACGTACATAGAAAACAATATAGCATGAAACTAAACGCAAATGTTGTAGGTGTTAAGGCTTTAGAAAAGAAGTTTAAAAAGTTTGGTATTGAGGGACAAAAACAATTTGAGGATATAACAAAGATTCAAGCTTTAGAGATTCAAGCAGACGCTAAAAGGCAAGCTCCCGTAGATTTAGGTAAGTTAAGACAAGGAATAGTCACAGAAGAAGTAAATAAAACAACTTACATAATTGCAGCTTTAGAGAAGTATTCGGCTTTTATGGAGTTTGGTACAGGTATGCTAACATCGATACCTAAGGGTTGGGAAGAGATAGCTATATTATTCAAGGGTAAAGGAGTGAGACAAGTAAACCTACCAGCTCAACCGTTTTTATATCCTGCATTTATGAAGGGTAGCGATCAATATATAAAAGACTTAAACACAGCGTTGAAACGTTTAACAGATAAATTTAATAAGTAATGGATAAGAATTTACCTAATAAATGGGTTAGGAAAGCTGTTTACGATGCTATAGATGGGATTGTAGTAGATGGTTACGCTATAGAGTGTTTTGACACTTATGTATCGGGTGCTAATCAACCTGACCACTATACAATACTAAGCACACAAACAAGCTCAGTAGATAAGAATAATAAGTGCGAATGGTTTTGGGATAGCTCAATTACAATAGAGGCGGTTACTTATTATCCAAGACCAGGAAACCCAGGAAGTAAACTGCTTGCAAACAATATTATTGATGAGATTAGGTTTCAAACTAATGACTTGGTGTTAGATGCAGCGAGTGATTTAGAGATATTTGTACAAACGCAAGACTTCCCTAACGGGCTAACTATTTCTACGGATCACGAAAACATTTTTAGAGAGTTTATCACAATAAATTTTAGAATTAAATAGATAGAATTTAGAATAACTAATATGTTATAAATTTTGCTTATATTTACATTAAATATTTTTTTAACTTAAAACACAATAAATATGTCTTTCATTAAAGGAGATGCTATTATTTTGTACATATGGGATAATGTTTCAGCCTATAAGCCTGTTGCGTGCCTTACGTCAAATAGTTTAGCACAAACAAGAAACATTATTGAATCACAAACAAAGTGCAATCCTGGAGTTGTCATTAAGGATGCAGGTTCTTTAACTTATGAGATTACATTTGAGGGTAACTACATTGACACAACGTCAGCAGGAAGTACCGATACGGACAAGGTATCACATGACGCTTTAAAGATTCTTTTAGAAACAGGAGCGGCTGAGACTTGGAAAATGGATACGGGATTAGCAGATACTACTGCTTATTACGGGACGGGTATTTTCTCTGACTTAACTTTAGATGCAGCAGCAGGAGATGAACTAGCTACTTTTAGCGGTACGTTATCAGGAAGCGGAGCAATCACAACTACAGACCCTAACTAATAATATATGAAGAGCATTAAATTAGTTATTGCAAAGAAAGAAATTGAGTTTCATTTTGGGCTTGGTTTTTTGGGAGAGTTGCTAGATAGTTTGGATTTATCTATTGAGGAATTAATGGGAGGGTTACAAAAAAACCCTTTTAAACTATTGCCGAAGATAATGCACGGAGCAGCTACATACGCATCATTACGAAAGGATGAGGAATTAGGTTTATCATTATATCAGCTGACCGACCTTATAGATGAAGATGGAGGAATAGTATCTGAAAACGTAAGTAAGTTTTTAGAGGCTTTTACTAAGAGTATGAGTAAAGATGTTCCTAACGAACCAACAACAAAATCCAAGGGAAAGAAGAGAGCGGTTCTACAAAAATAAATTGGTCTGAGGACGTTTTGTCCTTTTCTTTGGGAGAGTTGAATTGTCCGTCCTTAGAATATGTTTACGATATGACTTGGGCGGAATTTCGTATAAGACAATTTGCATACAGACGAATGGATAATTATTCATGGATTAAAGTAAGGGAAATTGCTTATCAAGCTCTAGTAGGATCGCACGCAGACCCAAAAAGACTACCTAAATCTAAAGAAAAGTTTATGCCTTTAGATGATAGGAAACAAAAAGAACTAACAGAAAGGCAGTTAGAGGCTATGAGAAACGCCCAAGCTGTTTATCTAAAAGAAATACAAAAAAGGAATGGCAAGCAATGAGTTAAACGTAAAAATAGGTGCTGATATAGATAACCTAATCGTAGAACTTAACAAGGCTAAAAAAGAGCTTGGTTCATTCTCTAATGATGTAGATTCTTTTAGTAAAAAACTACAAAGAACAGGCGAGAAAATGAAGTCTATAGGTAGTGCTATGTCTAAATACATAACATTACCTTTACTTGCTTTAGGTGGTGCTGCTTTAAAAACGGCAGGAGACTTTGAGAAATTAGAAACCTCTTTAAGAACTTCTTTTAACGGTAATGCAGAGGCGGCAAGAAAAGCCTTTAAAGTTATTACTGATTTTGCAGCAAAAACACCGTTCCAGGTTGAGCAGGTTGCAGATGCTTTTATAAAACTTAAAAACTTAGGATTAGACCCAAGCGAAAAAGCGTTGACTGCTTACGGTAATACTGCGTCTGCTATGGGTAAATCACTTAATCAAATGATTGAGGCGGTTGCTGATGCGAGTACGGGAGAGTTTGAGCGTTTAAAAGAGTTTGGTATTCGTGCAAGTAAGCAAGGCGATCAGGTTTCGTTTACTTTTAAAGGCGTTACCAAAACAGTTAAAATGGAGTCAGCGGCTATTGAGGGGTACTTGATGAATATCGGTCAAACTGATTTCGCAGGTGGTATGGAGGCACAAAGTAAAACCTTTTTAGGGCGTTTATCTACCTTAAAAGATAGTGTTTCTTTATTACTTAAAGACTTTGGAGATATAATGATGCAGTATGTAAATCCTGTTATTGATACTATATCTGATTTAGTTAGAAAATTCGGTGCATTATCACCACAAACAAAGAAAATAATAGTAGTAGTTACTGCTTTTGTGGCTGCTTTAGGTCCTTTACTTATAGGGTTAGGGTTTTTATCTACAACTATACTACCTGCATTGATTGCAGGGTTTGGAGTGTTGTTGTCACCTATTACTTTGGTTGTTGCTGCTATCATAGCTTTAGCGGCTGTTGTTTACAAGAACTTTGATAGTGTAATAAATAAAGTATCTGAGTTTTATAATTCTTTTGTAGACGTATATAACCAAAGCGTATTATTAAGGGGTATTATAGCAAGCGTAGCAGCAACGTTTAAAATACTTTGGATTAACGCAAAGTTAGCCATGGACAACGCTTGGGCTGTAATAAAAGGATTTGGTAAAAACGTTGTAGAGTTGTTTAGCAATATAGTAACTATTATAGCAGGTGCGTTAACCTTTGATTTAGATAAAATAAAAAAAGGTATTAGCGGTGTTAAGAGTGTAATATCTAAAGGTTTTTCTGAGATATCAGAAGAGATAAAAGGCAACATAACTAAAGCAGGAAACGATGTAGCGGTTGTGTTAGGCGAGGCTATAGATTCAACTATAAGCGGACATTTAGAACACAAAACACCCGAACAAATAAAAGAAAGTTTGTCTAACATGGCAAACAACGTAGGAGAGTTTGCTAAAGGAATAGGTGAAAAAATAGCCAATTCTTTAGGGTTAGGATTTTCGGGAGGTGAGGAAAGCGGCGGAGATACAAGTATAGGTCTTAGTAATGTTGTTTCTACAGAATCAGATAAAGTTGTAGAAGAGTTAAGTAATCTTAACAACCAAGCGAACGACATAATTAGCAACGGAATAGCAGGAACATTTGATGGGTTAGTAGACGCAATAGGAGGTTCTTTATCTAATGGTGGTAATGTTTTAAAGTCAACAGGAGCTGTTTTATTAAGCTCTTTAGGTAGTATTGTTTCTCAATTAGGTAGAATGGCAATAGGTATAGGTATAGGTATAAAGGCAATTAAAGCGTCTTTGTCAACTCTTAATCCATTAGCCGCTATCGGTGCGGGTGTTGCTTTATTAGCGTTAGGTTCTGCTTTCTCTGCGGGTGCTAAAAAACTAGGTTCTTCTGGAGGTGGAGGAGGTTCTGATGTAAGTATTCCTGCAAGTTCGGGTAGTACTGGTCAATCTTCGTTTAGTGGAAGTAGCCAATCATCATTTAGCGGTAACTCTAATAGTTTACAAAACGTTGTTTTTGAGATTCAAGGGACAAAGTTAGTAGGTGTATTGAGTAATACATTAAATAGAAATAGAAGTTTAAACGGTACTTTATCAATTAACTAGGATGGCAAACAGTTTTTATACAATACAACTAACAAGCAATAATCTAGCAGGTAACTTTTTAAAGGTTCAAGTAGATCCTATAGGTAATACAGATAAATGGAGTACTACTACTTTTGTGAATGGTGCTACGTCTAATTACTATCAATGTGAGATAGGTACAGATATTGAGCAAACTATTATAAACTTAAAAGACCAATTAGATTATTATTACACAGGTGCTGGATATACTAACCAACCATACAACACTACTATAATAGCGACAGACACTTTAAAAGTAGAACTAATAGAACCTTATCTTGATTTTGAGGTTTTTTTGTTTAGTGGACTAGAAGACAACGCTATATTAGCAATAGAAAATGTTCCTAACATAAAATACTATATAGAATATAATGATAGTGTAAACATTTTACATAGATTTGAGTTATATGACTCTAATTATTTTGAATCTCCTTCAGAGGTTCAAGGCTACGTTACTATGGATTACGGGCAAGTAGACGAAAACCTAGAGGCTATTAGAGGGCAAGGATTAAGAGTAAACTTAGAGGCT